TGAAACCCTTGCAATCATGGGCTTTGAGCCAATCAGCTTTCCCAAAAGCACAAGCTCCAATTCCCCAAAAGTAAGCTGACTTCGTTTTTGGGGATTGATGCAGGATGTTCCCACAGGGGAGGACTGCCAACATGAGGAAGAAGAACTTCAAGGGTCGCTGTGAGAAGCGGGTGCTGGGCAAGTGCGTTGAGGTGTGCCGGACGTATGACGCCATCCAGTACGCCTATGCCGACCTGCTGCAAGCCAGTGATGAGATTACGGAGATCAAGTGCAATGTCCTGTTGGACGGATTGGAGGTCGGAGAGTATACCTCTGACTTCGTTTGCACCAAGGCAGACGGCGATCTGATGGTCAGGGAGTGTGTCTACCGTAAGTTCCTGATGAAGCCGTTGACGGTGAAGCTGTTGGATGCTTCGAGGGACTACTGGCTCAGGCATGGTGTCACGGATTGGGGGGTGGTTATTGATGAAGAAGTATGACCTGCTCCGGTCTGGTGAGAACATAATCCGAGTTCTGGAAGTACGGGGTGACAGGGTTCTGGTGATCGACTGCATCAAAAGGACGATACCTGTGTGGGTAGGGCTGGATGCTCTGGAATCCTACTCCGAGTGTACCAACAGTGATCTGTCCGAGGTCACTGGGATTGTCGTGGTGGGTGTTGACGATCTGGATGCTGACCAGAGGAAAACCATGTATGAGAGGTACACGATGATAGCTCCTATCCTGCCTTTCGTAGCTGATGCCCGGATGCGTTCCCGGCTGATCTGCTCTGTGGCTGAGGAACATCGGGTGTCAAAGCAGACCGTCAGAAGCTATCTCTGTCTCTATCTGGCCTACATGGACGTGGCTGCTCTTGCTCCCAAGCGTAGAGAGGATAAAGGGGATCTAACCCAGGACGAGAAGAATATGCGGTGGGCGTTGAACAAATTCTTCTACACCACGAAGAAGCAATCTCTGATGACAGCCTACACGATGATGCTCAAAGAGAAATACTGTGATGGTCTAGGGGTACTGGCTGAGGAATACCCGTCCTTCTATCAGTTCCGGTACTTCTATCGTAAGACACGGAATATGCAGAACTTCTATATCTCCCGTGATGGGCTGAAGAACTACCAGAGGAACAATCGGCCTTTGACTGGTGACGGAGTACAGGAGTTTGCACCTGCTGTTGGCGTTGGAATGTTCGATGCTACTGTGTGTGACATCTACCTTGTCAATGACACGGGTAGTCTGGTGGGTAGACCTATCCTGACGGCCTGTGTCGATGCCTACAGCGGCCTGTGTTGTGGGTATTCGTTGTCGTGGGAAGGTGGTGTCTACAGCCTCCGAGGGTTGATGCTCAATATCATTGTTGACAAAGTGGAGTGGTGTCAGAAGTTTGGTATTTCCATCCAGAAAGAGGACTGGGACTGTGATATGCTCCCTGCTTCGTTCATCACCGACATGGGCAGTGAGTACACGTCGGAGAACTTTGAACAGATTGCGGAGTTGGGCGTTAAAGTGGTCAATCTTCCCTCCTATCGGCCAGAGTTGAAGGGTCTGATAGAGAAGTTTTTCGATCTGGTACAGGAGAGCTACAAGAAGCATTTGAAGGGCAAAGGTGTTATTGAGCCTGACTATCAGGAGCGTGGTGCTCATGACTACCGGAAGGATGCCTGCCTGACCATGACGGACTTTGAGAAAATCATCCTGCATTGCATCATCTATTACAACTCTCAGAGGATCGTTGAGAACTTTCCCTATACCGAGGATATGATCGCCGCCCAGGTAAAGCTCTATGCTTCCCAAATCTGGAATTGGGGAAAATCCCAAATCGGGGCCAATCTTATTGAAATTGGGAAAAGAGAGCTGATGCTTACCCTCCTGCCGAGAACTACCGGGAAGTTCAGTCGGTCAGGATTGAAGGTCAACAAACTGCGGTATCACTGTGAGGGGTACACAGAGCAGTATCTATCTGGCGGTGATGTTACTGTGGCCTACAATCCAGAGGATGTGTCCTCCGTATGGGTGCTGGAGGACGGTACGTACACTGAGTTCACTGTAATTGAATCCAGATTTGAGGGCAAGGACTTGACTGCGGTGCAGGAGTTACAGGAGAGCCAGAGAACCATTGCCAGAAGTGCAGTCAGAGATAATCTACAGGCACAAATCAACCTGGCCCAACACATTGAGGCCATTGCTGGTAACGGTGCTGGTCGTGGCGATGTTCACATGAAGAATATCCGTAACACTCGCAGACGGGAGCAGACCAAGAACCACCGTGACTACATGAAGGAGGGGACGATCCATGAATGATCTTTCAGACGTTATCCATATCCTGCCGAAGATGAAGTCCGGGAAGGAACTGCTGTCTGCGCTGGAAGTGCTGCCAGAGTACGATACTGCTATCTGTGATGCCGATGCTCCGGTACGGCTCATGGCTCTTTCTGACCTCTACCGGGTGTATGTTCCCTCTCAGATGTCATTTGAGATTTACAGTAAGCTCTATCTGGCATTGATGAGGTCGTTGCAAAAGAAGGGTACGAAGTTGGCAATCCAACAGAAGAATCAGAACTTCAAGGCCATCATGCAGCAGGAGTATAACGGCATCATGGGTGGCTCCGATAGCTTCACGATCATTGGGGTCTCTGGTATCGGGAAAAGTTCAGCCATCAGCAGGGCAATCACATTGATTACTGAGAACCAGGTCATTGAGACTGAGAACCCATACACCAAGATCATCCCCTGCATCTGCGTCCAGTGTCCCTTTGATTCCTCAGTGAAGGGGCTGCTGTTGGAGATACTTCGGAAAGTCGATGAAGTCATTAGCGGCAACTATTATCCGAACGCACTACGGGCCAGGACAACCACGGATATGTTGATCGGGAGCGTCAGTCAGGTGGCGTTGAACCACATTGGTCTGCTGGTGGTGGACGAGATTCAAAACGTGTGCAACAGCAAGAACGGTAAGAGCCTTGTGGGGATGCTCACCCAGCTTATCAATAATAGCGGTATCTCAATCTGCATGGTGGGTACGCCTGAGAGTGCTATATTCTTTGAACAGGCCATGCAACTTGCTCGGAGGTCGTTGGGGCTGCGGTATGATGTGATGGAGTATGGGGACAGCTTCAAGATGTTCTGTGAAGTCCTGTATTCCTACCAGTATGTGAGGCAAAGAGCGGTGATCACCGATGCTGTCGCATCATGGCTCTATGAACACTCGTCAGGAAATATATCGGTAGTGGTGTCCCTGATTCACGATGCACAGGAGATTGCTATTCTCAACGGCAGAGAAATTCTAAACCTGGAATCATTGAATGAAGCTTACCAACAACGGCTATCCATGCTGCATGGGTTCATCCAGCCCCGGCAGAAGTGCCAGACCTCGAAAACCAAACGAAGGACCACAGTTACCAAGGTTGATGCTCATGTGGAATCAGATGGGGAGTTCACGATTGCTGGGCTGGTATCCCAGGCCAAGAGTGAGGGTGTTGACATCGTGGAGTTATTGAAGAATCATCTGCCAGTAGTGGAGGTGGCTGTATGATCTCCTACTTCCCTGCCATCTATCCTGATGAATTGGTGTATAGCTGGCTCTGTCGATACTATGTCCATTCTGGATTCTTTTCGAGTAAATCAGCTATGCAGGAGCTATATTGCAAGCGGTCTGACAATCCCAGCAAGGAGTTTATCGGGAATCTCAATCCGGGAACCATGGAGCAGATTGCAAAGATATATCCCCTGGACAAGCTGGTATTGGAACATACAATGTACCCTCAGTATGCTCGCTTCATTCCCTTAGAGCAAAAGAATACTGCGCTGTATCGGCTAGGGCATGATAACTGTGATGCACACCACCTGTTCTGTGTTCTCCCTCGGTCTGTGGGAGAACAATACTTGCGGTTCTGTCCGTTGTGTGCAGAGGATGATAGAAAGACATACGGTGAAACCTATTGGCATCGGAAACACCAAATCCGAAACATGAGTATCTGCACGAAGCACAAGTGTAGGCTTGTGGAATCCAGCGTTCCGGTTAAGGGTGAGCAGAGTTTTGTGTTCTGTCCAGCAGAGCACTATATAGACTACGATAAGGTTGTCGTTGAGGAAGATCCTCGGATGATCCGGTTTGCAAGCTACCTGGAATCTATATTTGATGCACCGATGAATTTTGATAATGACATTCCTATCAGTTCGATCATGTATGATGGTCTGAGCCGGACGAAGTATTTGAAGCCATCTGGTCGCAGTAGATATACAAAGATGCTTGCCTATGATCTGAATGAGTTCTACAGGGAGATGGGGCTATGTACCATAGCGAGTATGTCTCAGATTCAGAAGGTATTGCTGGGGAACAAGTCTGATTTTTCAGTAGTATGTCAGATTGCCTTCTTCCTTGGCATGGAGTCAGAGGAATTAACGTCCCCTACCCTGACACCGGAGCAGGTTCAGCAGGAGCAGGACAGCCACTACATGAAGGATGCCGCCCCGGTAGACTGGGTACAGTTGGATACAGACACGGCCCCTATATTGGAAAAGGTTGTCCACGGCGTATATGATGGCACGGCTAATGAGAACGGCAGGCCCGAACGAGTATCAGAGAAACTTGTGTATCGGAAGATGGGCTTGCTGGGGCATCAGCTAGAGAACATGCCGAGGTGTAAGGCTATCTTCGAGAGGTATACAGAGCCATACCCTGAGAGCTGGGCCAGGAAGATCATTTGGGCATATCAGAGATTACAAGCACAGGGTAAACCCTTCTACTGGTCGGACATTAGGACGATCTCAGTGGTAAAGAAAAAGAACTTCCAATCCATCATCCCCTATTTACAGGAACACACGGACGCTGAGACAACAAATCGAATCGTAGCCTTGATTGAATGAAACGGATAAGACAAGGAGTGCATTAGCGCACTCCTTGTCCGTATAGTCTGTAACTGGTATCTAGCAGATGTGATTACGGTCAACTCCCAGAGAGGGATACTCTACTGCCTAAATTTATCGTTTACCTAGGCGTCAGAATCTCCCTGGAATATACTTCTAATTTCAGCCTCAGTTACACCGCTCTCATTCAGATAATTGATTACTGTAATCGGTATGTCCTCAAAGCATTCGGGAATTGTTTCCCAGCCTAAATTGCCATGCAGCTTATGTATCAATCCCCATTCTTCCATGCGACCCAGCAGCCTATTGGCCCTATTATTACCTATTTGAAGTTTGGCCTGAAGCCTTGAATTAGCCACTTGTCTCTGTGGCAAAGTCCACATGATAGCTTCTGCCAGCTTTTCATCATACGATTGCCCCGGTGGGCTTTGGGTGAATCCTGGAAGCCTGCTGTTCCTCTTTACGAGATCCGAAGCCGTATCCAAACTGCCAATCTTGAAAGGGTATTTGTTCTGTTGCTTAAAATCCTTCTCAATTTCTGCCAGCAACATCGTCATATCCTTGAACGAGATATATGATCCTTGTAATACTCTATCTCTTTCAAAAATAGAATCGAAAATCATTTGTCCTCTACCAACTAATTTTTCAGCTCCTGCTCTCCCAAGGATTGTCACAGAATTTTGATAATGAGCACACTTTAATGCTATTCTCGCAGTAATATTTGCGATACTTCCTTGTAGATTCCTCTTTGCCGGATTCTGTGCTGCCAGCACCAAATGTATCTTAGTATGGCGGCTACTGCTCAGCAATTCGTTCATTGCAGCTTCAATTTGCTCAGCGTATTCCTTATTTGAAATGCCGGAGCACAGTCTAGGAAATTCATCTATAACACAAACAATATAGGGCATATCAGGCAGATTAGGGTCTTTCATCCTGCGTGTCCTCTCCTGGTACAACAGAAGAATGATTTTCCTTGCGGTATCTGGCTCTGTAATAACTGGTGCAGATAAAAATGGCTGGTTCTTGAAAATATCAAAATCAGATTGAGATTTTCCCAGAAGATCCAAAATCAACACATTGACATTACCGGTCCGATGCTTATATGCTATGCTCATCAATAGGCTCATTATAGCAGTACTTTTTCCTGATTTGGTGGCTCCACCCAACAGCAAATGGGGAAACTCAACTATATCCTCTATACACATTGCGCCAGTATCATCAAAGCCCATAGCATAAGGTATCTTTAATTTGCTCTCAGCGAAATCCCCACTATTTAGCATTTCGATCAAGCTATTATCTGTCAATGCCTGTTCTGCGACAACCAAATTTATGGATGTAGGATTCCTCAAATCCACTCTGAACCATTCATACTTTTTCAATCTACGCTGAACAGTTTTTGCAGTTCTACTAATATCAACATCTTTTGTTTCATTCAATGTTTCTAGTTTGAAAATATATCTATCTGCCATTACCTCTGTTGGGATTACTCGGACATATACCTTCAAGGCTCTATAATGGTTTTCGATTTGCCTGGCCAAATTTGCAGCCCCTCTATCTTTAATTCCAACTGCTGTAGGTGCAGGTAAATACCGGTGATGGAGATCTGCCAGAGATTTTTCAGATTGTGTTTTTATTATATCGACTATTTCTCCAATATCCTGTTGGGGGGGTACATTATCAGATTCAAAAAATTCAAATTTCTCATTATCAGGGAAAGTACATAGTCGCCGAATTGTGTCTATGTATCTACTAAAGAAATAGTTTAGGAATCCAACATTCTTAGCATTATCCAGCGTCAAGTTAGGATAACCTTGACAAACCTGATTTATATAGGGACTAATCATACTTGAAATCAGACTGCGGTTCCGTGCAATCCGGCGTCTATCAATTAATTCAGTCTCTTGTGATTGGTATTTTTCGACGCTTGTTACAAGTTCTAAAACCCATGACGCAAGCATTTGCTTCTTCTCTTTTATTAAAGTCAAATACTTAGCACTGACTTCACAGCCTGTTAGGTCTATATCAAAGACGTTGTCGAAACTTGACTTAATTGCTGGGCATACGAATACAGGTAATAAGTTAAAGCGTTCTCTTAAATCAAGGGCCTTTTTCTTTGTCGGGATATTGGCGACTTCTCTAAGCAAGGCAGTATAATTTCTCTCGTTTTCATACCCTACAATAGCGACAGGACAATCCTTGAAATGAAGCATTAAATTGTCGATGTCCTTTGCAGTTGATTGAGTAGGAAAATAAATCTGATGGATATAATTACATTTCCCATACGCTGAATTTGCTCTATTGCAGCTTTCGTCAATACCGGAATTTACATCACATATTTCAACGATCTCTTTTAAAATTTGATAAGCAACGGATGATTTATCTGCTGCTATCTGTAGAAAAAACGGTGCGGAAACTCCGCCTTTATTCAGCATAGATGTAAATGTAGAAGTAAGACAATAGCTAAATACAAGTAGCACTATCTGAGAAAATTCGTCACTGAAAAAAATGTCATAAAAAGCGTCCAGCATATTTGTAGCCAATTCAGTGTTCGAGATTTTAGCTGCTTTTTTACAATGACCTTTAGGATCATAAAGAAACCTTCTAAGGCATGGATTGCTCATGTAGTATTTACTACCATGCCATCCAAATTCTACGGATTCCAAATAAGATAAAATCCTATTTGCATCATCAACATCTGTCAGTTTACAAAGTAACAGTAGAAGTGCTTGCACTTTCTCCATACTAACATCCGAGGATAAGTTTTCTTCGCCATGATTTTTTACAAAATATCGAATGTAATCTGTCAGCTCAATGATTTCTTCCTCCGAAAAATTTTCTACAACTTTATCAATTCTAATGAAATGTTTGTGAATAGTTTCTTTGAGAAACTTGTGCAGGCGATCAATTTCTTCATCGTCCTGCCGATTTCTAATCAAATCTTCCGCTCTGCTCATTGTGGTGCCTCCTCACAATGCAGTCGAAACAGTGAGAAGCGACGATAGTTCTTCTGTTCTTCCTGCATATCATTATCACAAAAGATTATATCATATATATTTTTGCTTTACAATATAAAAATAAGAAGCAGAAGAACAGAATATATGTTCCTGAAGATGTACGAGAGAATAGACAAGGGGGCTGCAAATGAGCAGCCCCCTCTTTCAGATTTTTAACCCCAATTTCTCTGCAATCTCTTCCGGCGTAAGCCCGGCTTCCTTCGCTGCCGCCATCACCGTTTTCATATTAACGGGATGCAGGAGCTTCTGCTTCTGAGCCTCCAGAGCTTCGATCTCTGCTTGTTTCTTAGCGATCTTCTCGTCAATCGCCGCAATGCGTTCCTCTGCTGTCTTCCCGGCCATGCGCTATACCCTCCGTCTTCAAAAGATGAATCCATTTTACATTGAAAAGATAGGCTTGTCAACAGCATTTGAACCTCGCTGCAATGATTATTTTAAGAAATAAGAATAGATGTTGTCCAGGTGCTTAATCTCATGCCGCTTAGCAATGGTAACAGGGGACAAATGAATCTTAGTAAAGGATTCCATCACCTTTTCCACGTCTCGACAATTTAGTGCTTTCTGAGCCAGGTGCAGCGACTTCTTGTCGGGGATCAATGACAAGAGCCGTAGCATCTTTCTCCGCATGGTGCTGTCTGTAACCTCGCTACGGACGATCTCGACAGCGGCATCCATCTTGCAAAAATCACCGAAGGGGATCACCCGTGCGAACGTGTTCAAGAAGGCATCCGTGCTGGCTTTTATTAACTCCGAGACCTGACCAGATGTATCGGCTACATTCGTGTATTCCCGAATAGCCTTGGGCTTGGTGAGCTTCACCTCTGCCCGCAGGATGCCCTTTGTCTGCATACTTGCTGCTTGCAGTTGCTTACGTCCTGCATCTGCATTCCGTAGCTGGCCCACGGTAGCAGCTTCCAGATCATATAAGAGAAAGTCAGTGTCATTACTTTTTCCGCTCAGGCAGAAACTGGCCTTGCTGTCGAAGCACTCGTACTCAACCGGGGAGAATCCTTTGACCTTGCCGATCCGTTGCAAGACTTTCAGGTAGTCGGAGACGTTTGTACGACTGCCAACATTGATGTCCAGGGTCAAGGTCACTCCTGACAAGGTAAAATCATCCAGCCCGTACTTGTGGTCGAAGTATTCATCTATACGCTTACCCAGTTTCCGAATCAGTTTATCAGTGTTGGAAGAATCAGCCACGACCAATGATGTGTTGACAAGTAACCGAATCCTCTTTTTGTATCTGCTGTCCCGGTAGATGACGGTGATGCCCTTCTCAGCCAAAGACGGGTCAACGTATTCGTTATCAAGCTCCTTCAGGTAGCCGACCTTGGTGGTGAAGATTCTTTGGAAGTGGTCCGTGTCTAATGTCATGGATAACTCGAATGTTAGACTTATAACCATAGTAAATTGTCCTCCTTTGCGAATATTTTTTACAAAGGAGTTAGCGTTCTTTAGCTTTTATATTTTGCTTCAGCGGATTAGATATAGATTCCCTCGTATCCAACAAATTTTACCGAGCATATATTTACTTTCTGCAATATATGTACTCAACTACTCCTTATCATATTCTGATTCTTTCAAAATCGCTTGACGAAGCGGAAAATTGGAAAACAGATTAACAGTAGCATCACACCGAAGTAATCTTGCACGCCCCACAGCCTGTTCCAGATCTGTTTCAATGATATAAAACTGAATTGTTCTTAGTATTTCATCATCGAAAGTTGCAAATCGAAAACGGTATCCATTATTGGTGACAATGGAGCAAGGATTTAGAGTAGCGGTTACATCAAACCCAAGCGTAAAAGCGAACAATTTGTATACCCACTCAGGTTGATGCGGTGTTCCGATAACATCTATGTTTTCTCCTTTTAATACGTCACATCCTACACAATTACCAAAATACATACCATCCGTACAAAAATCTGTGTACTTTTTGAAAGTAATCGTGTGTTCAAACCCGCTCCAGCTTTTTATCTGCTCCATTACTTTAGGATGCTCATCCAAGTAAGCGCGACTCATAGGCCACTTATAGTGTTGATACAGGTTTCCTGTTAATCTGGCTGCTTTGCAATCGTAGAACCTGACCTTCTCTTCACCAAAACAATATTTGCAGATATCCTCATTCGCAGTTGCGGAAAGCATAATGATTTTAACGCCATCTGGTAAATGTGGTCGTTTGGTGAAGGCAATGCTTGCTTGACCATAGCGAGAGGATTCAAGATAACAAAAATGTGTTCCTTCACACAATGCTCGAATATTGATCTCAGTATTCACTTCGGTATATGATTCATTGTAATCTACTTCATTCACGGTAAAAAACTCGTGCAATTCGCTCTTCCTCAGAATCTTTTTTATCTTAGCGCAAAGTGAATCACGGGCGGGCAGTCTATTCTTTAATTTCTTTAAATCTGACAGAGTGATCGAGGTTTTATCCATAAGAACAGTGCTGAAAATATAATCTTCATCAATTATGACAAGATCATATTTGCTTAAATCAATGCTGGTAAGCCGACGATGTGTAGTGATAGCGCAGCCAGTAGAACTGTAGAAAGTGTCACGTTCAGACAGATATTTTTTTAGTTGTGCCGCATCACGCTTTTTCTCGTTTTCGATGGCTTTGATAATCCTTGGAATTGGCGATTTCCCCGAATTAAGAAGATTCACAATATCCTCCCAGACATCACTAGGAAGCGCATCTCCTATCTCATGCAGTGACGGCGATACATATAGAGGAATCCCCATTTCTTCTGCTCGCTCTGCAATTTCACGTTTCAATTTATTGGTGGGAACTACGATTAAAACATTCATATCCGGATGATCTTTTAACAGCTGCAAAAGTGTTTGGGTCTTTCCCAAAGCTGTCTGTGATTTGATAATGTGCCAAATATTTTCACTTGAATTAACTGCGGTGTTGAAGGCTTTCTCAAAGTCTTCAATGGCTTCATCCAAGCTCACTAAGAATTCCTCGTTATCACTAACTCTCTCAATTTGATGTGGTCGTATACTGCATGTGGATAGAATATTTTTCCCATGAGTGCAGGTTTTGTGATAAGGGCAAAAGCTGCTGCATGGGTACGGACTTCTTTGCTTAAAGTAGTAAAAATAATAGTCCCAGTTGTTGACAGCAAATCCATCATCCTTACTGAAAGACTTTGATCTGAGGATGCTCAAAAATACTTTTCTTCCTGATTCAACATGAACAAGGTTTGTGGCCAGGCCGAGTAGCTCTTGATGTGTTAGCCTCCTGTCGGTATTGGCCGATTCAAACTCATGATAGAGCTCACAATTGAAGCTGATAGATTTGATGACATCTGATCTGTACGGTTGATGAATGTTAGGCTTTGTAGGTGATGTGGATTGATCTGATTCTTTCTGAGTAATATCGTTTTGGAAGTTGATGATGTAACTTAGCCGTGATAATTTTTCACCATAATCCCCTATTCTATATATAGTAGGTTTTGGTGATTTTTTATCATCTTTTTGATGAGAATCCCTATAGGATTCCTCATCAAAAGATTTCTCAATGTTAAGGTTATCATTATTTATCAATTCCTCAGCTAAGGACACAACAGGGAGATTTCGGCTATCTAAAAGAATCCCCGTTTCCTCAGCAAACGAAACAACTTTTCGCTTATAGTTAGTAGCTCCATGTCGATTCTTTAGGCAGAGGCACATACCCATGAACACCACATCAGGATTGATAGTAGGCATTGTTTCATCATAATATAGGACGCTATTGCCGCCGAAGTAGAGATCAATGACACTACCATGCTTCTGATCTGCTTCTGGAAAGATTGTGAGCAGGGCTTTCTGTATTGCTTCAGCTTCTCGAAAGCTGCAAATTGGTATCTCATTGAGAAACACAATACAAAATAGTTGATGGTTGGGTTCCCACGAAAAGCTGGAGAAAACATCGTAGGCAAAAAAAATTGGGAGGTTATATTTCCTTGCGCGCTGTGCAATGTCATCAAACGAAAAACTATTGTTGCGTTTTTTGTTATTATGGCTCAAATTGTTGAAGAAAAGTGCAAACAACTGCGATTGCTTGAAAGTATCTTTTCTCTGGCACGCATTTTTGAAAGTTGAAGGGCAAAATGAATACCCTTTTTTCCCTACAAGCTCAACAAATTCTTGGATTTCGCTCTTCTTCACAGAGCACACATTGGATGCAATTTCACTTTCATGTTTCCTTCTTAGAGCCTCAGTAGGTATATCATCACAACGAGTTTTGCTCAAGGAAATATTAAATGCAGCCATAACATCCACTCCTTTCCAAAATTTATTTTCTGGTAGGAGTTTTTGAAAAAATAATTGCAAAAAGGTGGGCGATTTAATTCGCCCACCCTTGATAATCCATGCTGATTAGTCCAAATAGCTATCCCGGTTCATAATTAGCGGAGGCCTGCTTTATTCTGCGATAAAATGTGGTCTTACTCATTTTCAGTATCCGCATGGCCTCAACCGCTGTAATCTCTCCATTGCGCCACTGGCCGACTACACGATCAAAGTCTGGTGGCTGGGTGGCTTTCCTCCCGGTGTACTTTCCCTGCTCTTTGGCAATAGCGATGCCCTCCCGCTGACGTTGCAGGATGTACTCCCGTTCCAGCTCTGCTACGGCCCCGAAGATGGTCAGCATGAACTTTCCGGTGGGAGTGGTGGTGTCGATGGCCTCCTTCTTGCTGACGAACTCAACGCCCTTGGCCGTCAACCGTTCCACCAGTTCCAGAAGATCACGAGTATTCCTGGCGAAGCGGCTGATACTCTCCACGATCACAGTGTCCCCACGGCGAACGTACTCCATCATCTTTTGTAGCTCTGGCCGGTTGGTGTTCTTGCCGCTCATACGGTCGATGTAGACTTCATCCACACCCAAGGATTCCATCAAGACCTCCTGCCGAATGGTGTTCTGTTCTTGGGTGCTGACCCTGATATAGCCGATCTTCATGTTCGATCCCCTCAAAGTAAAAGTAAAGTCCCATTAGGGCCGGCCTCCAGTCTGGGACGTGTCAGAACTCGAAAACCAACTCTAATGGGACGCTTTTTCGCCGTCCCGTTTGGCTAAACCCTAACGGAACGCTATATGAAATCGGACGCACTCATTCCGGGGGCATCCCACGGATGGGCGGGACTGTAATCGCCACCTGTGCTGGATGGAGCCGTAAGATTATCGGCATCTTCACTTGCGGCATTTTTGTACTGCTCCATATCCAGCCCAAAGTATTCAGCCTCGGTGTCCGACAGTTCGGCAATATCAGCCATGTAGCGGTAAGCTTCTTCCTCGCCATCTTCAATCAGCCCATCTTTCAGAACCGTAGCGATCTCGCTCATTCTGGCCCAGGGAATGTGTTTTTCATCTGTCCGCGCCAGGTAATAGTCCAGAGCTTTGAAAAGAGCCTCAGCCTTTGTCAGCCCAGAGAACTTGCCGAAATCGTAGTAGCAGCACGTCCAGTCCCAGCTTCCGGTTTCCTTGTCCAGACCGCTTACAACTGCATACTGGGTCATGCTCTCGCCCCGCAGGATAAGAGCATACTGTCCTTTTTCATCAATCAGAGTGTACTTCATTATGATTCCTCCTCGTTATCGGCCAGTTCGTCCACCGCAGAGGAAGGGTGCTGCCAGTCGCAGTAGCTAAACAGGCACTTGGCTTTCTCAGTATCACCTTGGCACTCGTCGATGAAATCCTGCCCTGTGTAGCAGTTGGATAAGACCTCGGATAATTCCTCTGGGCTTGTGATTGGACGGTCAAGAGGGATATGGTTCAGGTACACATCGGGAACATAGATCACCACATCACCAGGATAGAATTTGTCGGCCTTGAATATCTCGCAGTCCTGACCAGGGCCAAAGGCCAGAAGATCATTGAGGGTACGGCCCTGCTGGAGCTGCAACCTCAACTCCTGCTTTGTCAGTGTGCTGCTCTCCTTGTCCTGATCCAATTCAAGGACTTCATAATCAACGGTAATGGAATCATCGACATAGGAACCATCAGGAAGCGGAGTATCCGGCCCCAGCGCAATTTCAATCGCTTCTTCCAGTGAGTTAGCGTCAACGTCACAGTGACCGTACATCTGCCAAACAAGCGGTATTCTGTATGTGTCCATGTTTACCCCCATTCAATTCCAAGGTTCTTCTCTGGAAAGCAGCGATGGACTTGGAAAGTTACTTTGCGGATCGTCTGTCCACCGTTCCTCCGGCTTGAGCCACATATAACGGCAACCGAGGATATGCACCATCCTTACCCGGTCATAGAGCCGGCAGAAGTGGCGATCCTCTACGCTCTGTGCATCGAACCACTCGTTGAGTTCAGCAGCCGTATCAAAGGTGCGGAGAATTGATGTCCCCGCACCCGCCATGTACCGTTGTGTGAAATCCAGAAGCTGCTCCCGGACAAGTTCGTAGTCCACAGCCTGTTTCTCACTCAAGGGGTGTTCATATTCAATGTAGCCCCAGCAGTCACGGCCAGCCTCCCTGCAATACTGCCGCTTATCAAAGTTGACGATTTCTATAACCTTGTTGCCATCCGGTTTTGGGAATGTACCCGGCGCAACTGGACGATGTGTGCTGTAGTACCTCATTTTTCCACCTCCCAGCAGCCGATGTAGAGGTATTCCCCGCAGCTACCCTTCGGCGTTGCCTGACACATGAAAGCACCGTCCTCGGACTGAATCGTTGCCAAGTCTTTCCACTCATGGAAGTGGTTCTCGCTGGCAAGGCATCTCAACTTTGGCAGAACCTTTGTGTTGATCCAGTCAAAGAACACATCCTGCTCCCTCTGGCTCCCATCCAGCCGCTCAAAGCTCTGGCGATCCGGCAGGAGGCATAACACCTTTCCGGGTAGGCCGCTCTGCCGTTCAAGGATGGCCCTCGCACCCCAGTACATCTTCGGGGTAAAATTCTCGGGGTAGTTTCCCCACTCATGACTCATGATCTTCCTCCTCGAATTGTTCCGAATCGACCACATTATCAGGATCAGCTTCTCCCTGGTCAGGTTCCTCCACCTCATCGATCACCGGAAGCAAAGACCGCATCACATCCCGCCGTGTCTGCACCGAAGTAGGTTTTGCGCTGCCAGCGGATACCGTGTGATTGTACTCCGGCGATATGGAGGGATGCCCACTGAAGAACTCGGTCAGGGTTCGGTTGATCTCGTCCTGGTTGACATCATATTGGACTGCCAGACAGCAGTAATAGGCACAACTGATAAAGTGCGTTCTGCCTTTGACGGTGCGGAGTACCTTGTTGTTGACATCAATCAGGCTCCTGGCGAACACCGAGTAGGCATCCAGCCCGGCGTTGATCGTGTCCAGCACTTCGCTGTCAACCTCAACCTTGCTGGCCCACTCCCGGAAGGGCTTGGTGGAGAAGTCGG